AAGACCAAGGTGGTGGAACTGGACAAGAACTTACTGTGATGGAGGAAGGGGCAGCACTAAGAGCAGTATTTATATAAAGTGTGCCTATAGTTAGGGGGTCTGGGGTAGCAGGGTGAGTTACAGCAGAGGAACTCCAAGTAGATCCTGTATAAACTAAAGAATCACCTGATGTAGGTGACATAGTAGAGCTTACATCAGTTAATTCTGGGAGAGAGATATCTACAATAGCACCTTCAATAGTATCTCCACTAGCAAACTCTCCTATTCCAGAAAGAGTTCCATCATCGTCATATTCTAACTTAAGGGGTTTAACATCAGCCATGATACTTTATTATAGTTATCTTCCACCCTTTAGGGTCTGCCCATCACCAATATCTACACTATCTGAAAAAGCTTCTGTAGTTTCATTAAAAAAGGTAACTTGGATATGAGCATTAAAAGTCGCATTCGCATTAATAGCGTTTACTAATTGAGCAATAACTGTAGAGGGGGGAGAAGCATCTTCTTTGGTAATAGTATTTAATCTAGTTCCATCAGGAGCATAAAGTCTAAATCTATATTTAGTAGTAGTAAGTTTTAATAAACAGGCTACATACCCATTACCCTGTCTTCCTCTCTTCTTAGCAGATACTTTAATAACAGGATTAGAACTATCTGAAAAAGTAGTTGAAGCCTTCTTATTATTTCTTTTTGTAGTGTACCCACCAGCCTTAGTAGAGGGATTAACTATAGTTTGCAGAGCTTTAAACATTTATTCCACTGTATATTCTTTCCAGGGTCTAGCAATATCTAGCCTAGCGTTAGCTTCATTAACTAATCCATAAGTGACGACATATCTCGTATCATCACCCCCTGACTGTGTAATAATAATAGCTGTAGTAGTGTCTGCACCACCAAGACTTATAATCAAGCTATCCGACTGCCCCCCAGCTAACCCTAAAGTACCACTAGCACTATTGGATGTTCTAGCATTGGCGTTATTATATCCAGACGGGCCTCTATCTCGACCAGACAGACTCCCCCAAGTATCATAAGCCCCACCCGAAACATGGGTTCCCCCATATAAAGTGTTTATACCGCTGGGAACAACTTGGAACATTTCTGTTCCCGCTACCGAACCACCAGATACATTAGATACTACTACATAATTGCAATCTAATGAAGATCCCCCAGAGTCAGTAAGTAGAACTACATGCGGGTCAGTATCAGTTATATCTATAACTTTATTATATGGTCTGAAATATTCTCTCATTACTGATTCTCCTTCTGATCGTAATCTATATCCACACCATTAATAACATCTGTAAGATCTTTAATGGCTTTCATCATTTCGTCATCTGACATTTTAGGGGCCTCGGCTGCCTCTTTCTCTTCATCAGACACTTCCTCTACTTCTTCTTCCTGAACTTTTCCAGTGTCTGCTTCGTCTTCTTGATCATCATCGTCTTCTTGTTTGTCGTCTTCTTCGTCTTCTTTAGATTTTTTGCCATGTTTCTTGGATTTCTTCTTCTTCTTTTTCTTAGGTTTCTCTGGGGTTTCAGACTCTTCATCCCCTTCTGAGGTGTCCCCATCCTCAGAATCGTTCTCCACTAAATTAGTAGCTTTTTCAAAAGATTTTTTAATTTCATCGAAAGAGAAACTTTCCATTAAAGGAATAGTTTCTTTTGAGTAATCAGCGTGTTGGAAAATTTGCTGAATTATATTGTTTATATCAATACTTTGTATACCGTCCTTACCTTTTAATTCAGAAGAGAATTCAGTAAGCACTTCTTTCAAGACACTATTCTTAGGGGCGATCCTAGAGAGAGATTCAAAAAGAACCACCTGAGTATTAATTAAGCTCTTATAGGAGTGAGATTCTTTCAAGTACTGTAAGTTAACTCCATACTTCTCACTTAGCAAGTGAGTTAATTGATCTCTAGCAGGTTTCTTCATTTCGAATAATCTACTGGCATACCCTTTTAACTCTTTCTCTGAGATATGGTCTGTTTGGGATCCTATGTTACGGGATAAGGTTTCAAAAAGTTTCTTTTTAGATATTAAAGCTATGTAAGGTAATTCTTTTATAGCCTCAGTTAATGCTTGCTCCACCTCTTGATCAGTAGCGAACACCTTACTTGATAAATTATCAATGACAGCAGTATCAGCCCATACTAAATCAAAAGAGCTTTTAGCCTCTAAAAGCTCCTTCTTAATCAACTCCTGCTTGCAAATCATTTCATAGATTGATTTTTTAGAATTATCAGTAAACTCAAACCTGCTGGCTTTTTGTAAATCCTCTAATTTCAACATAGGTACATTGAAGGCATTAGCTACTGCTTCGGAAAGCTTTAGAGAATTTAGAATTTCAGGAACCTGTGTTTTGATCCCCTCTTGGTTTTCTGCTAAAAACTGTACTAGTTCTGGGATTACCTCCACAAAACGCCCAAACTCAGTAGACTCTAGTATACTGTGAGAATTACTAAAAATAGCAGTTTTCTTTTTAAGTTTTTCAGAGATATTAGAGTGATGAGTTCTAGATGTAAGAATATCTACTACATCAGAAAAAGTATTCTCAGCACTTGTGTACTCGTCATGGTACAGACTCTCTAAAAATAAAGAAATTTGATTGGAAACACCATGATCAAATTTCTCATCATCTGTAAATATTGAAGAGTCTTGAATAACTATATTTTCAAGAATGTATGAATTATTATTAACTAAATAGTTACCTGAAATAATTTGATTGTTCTCTGTCAGGTAGGTAACCACCTTCTCTACTCCGTCCATTGAAAATAACTGCACATTCTCTCTAATAGAATACCCCAAATAATCACCTAATTTGATGAGATCAGATATTTTTTTATTTCGAGTTTCAAATATTTTTAGCATATATATACTCCAAGATTAATAATCCTCTTTATTATATAGAAGATATTTTTTACATAAATTATAAATTTTTCAGTTTTAATGCATCTATCGACTCGATTAGACGCATTTGTTTACTTTCTTCCCCATATTTATCAGCAATATGGGATTTTATTAGGTTCACACTCTCGGCTGTTGCCTTTTGAGCGTTGGGTTGTGCCCCTGGGAGAGGAGCTTGTCCAGGAGCCCCTACAGTTTTATTTCCAGCCACAGGACTATCCCCACCACCACCTCCTCCAGGAGCAGGAACTCCTAAAGCCTGACTTTGAGCAGCCTGAGAAGCCATCTGCTGGGATTCTTGCTCCATCTGCTCCTTACGCTCGTCCTCCAGACCCTTCTTAGTGACCTCTATCTCCTGATCGGTCATATCGTATAGTTCTTTGTAGATAGTATCGGTTGGAAAAAGTCCTGTACCCACCACAGCCTGAACCACTCTAGCTTTAGCTTCATCTATTTCCAATTTTCTTTTAGTAAATATATCAGAGGGGTCAGGTAAATGAATAGTGAGATCATTAATTAAAACTTGCGGGAATTTTTTTAATTTTAAATGTCTTTTAGCTATAGACTCTAACCCCATAGAGACACATTCTTGTACCCTAACTATAGTTCTAGCAAATTTAACATCTAATTGGGCCAAGTTAGCCTTTCGTTCAGGAGACTTATCAAATTCAACTATATAATCTTTAGGTATTTTAAGGGTAGCAAGTAATTTATCTCTAAAATACTTTACATCATCCACCTCTCCAAGGTTCTGTCCACCAGGAAGAGTCTCAATCTTAGTACCAGAGCCTCCCCTCGTAGGAACAAAATAATCCTCATCAGCAGCCAAAGGATTGAAACGAGCATCCACCTGACCATTAGCATAAAACTTCTCTTTCTTATACCGCTGTTTAATATCTTCTAAGAAAGCTTCAGCTTTGGAGGAAGGTAGATTACCAACATCAATATAAAATATTCTTCTCTCGGGGGCTCTTGCTAATCTATAGACCATCATAGCATCTTCCATTAGCTTCAGAGATCTAAAGATACTCACAGCCCCAGAGGCAATAGATTTTCCATAGGGATAGTACTTAGGGTCAGAAGTATGAAGTCTGTAGTGAACAATCTGGTTTTTATCTAGTTCAATATACTTTTCATTTCTTTCAAAGGGTTCTGGGGCACTCTCAAAGGATACTTTGTCTGGAATCTCCTGTAGGAACTTCTCCAAATACCCATAAGAATCTTCCACCCTGATGATATAGTTGGGGTTCAATATCTTAATTCTACGCAACCCCAAGTCAGGCTTCTTGACATCTGCTATCAACTCCATAAAGCAATCACCGTACTTGACCGTATTTCTAACCACATCCCAATAAGTCTTCCTTAACTTTAGTTTAGTAAATAATTTATTAACTTCATTTACAACTAGTGTGCTATCAGAATTAATAATCCATCGTCTATTTTTAGTATCTCTTTGAGTAGATTCATCAGCATAGATATCAAAGGCAGCCGTAATCTCAGGGTAATCATCCATCCTTTCATACTCTTGATATCTCTTCTTTCTGTTAACTTCTACCTCAGGAAGAAAAGGTAGTTTTTGGCTGTAGCTACTTAGCCTAGGAGGAGTAATTGGTCTTTCTGGGTTTATTATTACATCCCCAGACATCTTATCCTGTTTATCCAGGTAAGGGATAGCAGGAGTAGCAAAAAATCTAGCAAAGAATTTCCCTATCTTTCCCCGTGGATAAGCATAGGTAGTTCCTTGCCCAGGACTACCGAAGTCAGTATACCCAGGACCAGCGTTCTCATTAAGTTTATTATTTTTTATTTCAGTAGCCATGTCATATCTTCCTTGCTCATACCACCCCAAGTTTTAACGCTCTGAGCCTTTATAGGGGCTAACAGCTTCTCTACAGGCTTTTTACCACCCTCATCAATAAAACTAACAGGAGAGTTCTCTAAATATGTAGTCATCCCAAAGGCACAGATAGCCAAACTACTTACCAAATCATCATGTTTTGATCTCTCTGCTTGTGGCTTTCCTGTCATGGAGACTATAAAAGTGTTTAGTTCATCAACAGTACGCTTAGAATTAATTTTAAGTTTGTTTAGCCTCAAACACTCTTCCATCATAGCCAACATATGGTCCCTATTTTTTGTAGTAACCTGAACTCCTATATTTCTCTTTTCATCAAAATACAAATTCTCATACCCCAACCTCTCAAACAAATGATCTATTAAATTATGACCTATAGAGTTTCTCTCTAAGATAATTACAGCTAGGTTGTACTCTTGCCCAACAGTGCTTAAAACTTGGGCTAATTCATTTATAGGGGTAGTATTTGAATAATACTCTGCTACCTGCTCCCCACTATAAGTATCTATAACATGAAAAGCTGAGTAATCTCTGCTTCTGCCCAAGGAAACATCTACCCCTATCAAATACTGTCTTCCAGGCTCAGGGCTCTTCCAAACATACATTCTGTTATTGTAGGTTCTATAAATAGCATCTTCTGTTCTGGTATACATATTGGTCAGAATAGTACCTTCTATATAAGTATCACCCGTACCAAGAAACTCACATTCGTACTCCTGAAGCCACTTCTTGTGGCTCATGTTAGATTTAGTAGTCTCTTCCCATTTATCAATAAGGATCGGGGGCTCTCTTTTCTCCATAGCAGAGTATAAATGTTCATACCCATCCATTCTATTGTACTCTGGGTGATCATGCCAATCAATCTGAATAGGGTGAAAAGAGTTTGCTCCCTCCATAGCTTTATACCAAGCATCATAATACCAGTTTCCCACACCATTAACAGTTGACAGGACGAATGCCCGACCACCAGTTGAAATGATAGGATATACAGCAGCCCAAATACTTTCAATATGCTCAATGAAAGCAGCCTCATCTATAAACAAGAAAGAACCAGCAAGAGAACGACCCGACTGCTTACCAGAAGGACGAGATTTAATAATAGAACCAGTACTAAGTTTTAAGTTATGCATATTCTCTTGGAGGATCTCAGGCTTAAGGAATATTGGAAGCTCATCAAACATGATTTTAATTCTATCTAAAATCTCTGTAGACTCCGTATCTCCCACAGACAAGAACACGATAGTTTTATGATTTTGAAATATACACATCCACAAAGCATAGGAAGCAGATATGGTAGTACAGCCAGCCTGACGGAACTTACGAAGGATATTAAATCTATTATTCTCTAAACAATCGACAATCATCTTTTGGAACGGGTATAATTCAAATGGGACCAGTCCTCTAACAGGGTGTACAACTTTGATATACTTAGATATAAAGTAAATAGGATCTTCTTTACACTTCCTATATTCTTCTTTCAGATCTCCAAAATTTAAATTTTTCATGAAAATATATGCTTTTATATGTACCCGTCAGGAACCTCTATCTGATTATACACACAAACTACTCTCCTATTTATCTAGATGTAAAATAGAAGTGAAAGTTCTTGTTAATAAGGAAAGTATTTTTGATGCCTACTCAGAAGCTATTAAAACTATTATCTTAAGAGACTCTGATATAGTAATCTTCTGTCATGATGACATTGAAATCATTATGGACCCACAAAAGTTTGTAGATGTTCTAGTACATGCTGCTAGAAAAGAAAAGAGCGGTTTTTTTGGTCCTGCTGGCACAACACACCTTTCTGAAGATGCTGTGTGGTGGAATAGAGGGGTTTGGCAAGCAGGTAAGCATAGAGGGTTCGTATTGCACGGCACAGATATAAAAACTGCTGAATATACAATTTACGGTAATCCAGGAAGAGTTGTTTGTCTAGATGGTTTATTTTTAGCAGTTAACGGAAAAACACTCCAATCTCTTAATTTAGAAAAACCAACTTACTTTGAGGGGGAGTGGGATTTCTACGATATTCACTACACTGTGCAAGCACATAAAAAAGGCTTCTATAATACAGTGGAACCTATCTTTATGATTCACCATTCTAAAGGGGAATTGGTAGGGAGAGATTCATGGCATAAAAATAGGGAGCAGTTTATAAAACACACTACCCTTCCTATAAAGGTATAATTATGGATTCACTAGAAGAGAAGTATTTAAAGTTATTAGCAGAGGTAGACAGGCTAAAAGATAGTAAAGAATGTACCAACACTTTAAATAACTGCAATAGAGCATATACTGACTGTATGAATCTTAGAAGAGAGTTAGTAGGGAATATTAAAGATCTTTATGCTATGTGGCTACCACCTAAAGTATACTCTTTCTTTTCTACTATGAAATCATGGATTAAAACTGGGTTTAGAAAATCAGAGTACGCAGACGCTAGACTTGAGATATGCAAGAAGTGCGATCATTTTAATAATAATCTATGTTCCTTATGCGGTTGTTACATGCAAGGAAAAACTAAAATGGCTGCTGCTTCTTGTCCCATATCTAAATGGAAAGCAGAGAAACTACCTCCAAAGAAAACTAAGGATTAAACCTTAGTTCCGTACTCGTTGCCTCCTGCTATAGAGCCCAGTTGTTTTTGGGGGGCTCTTTTTGTCCTTTGAGTGATTAACCCCCTCAGTTTTTCTTTACCGCTAATTGTTCTAGCACCAGTCCCAGCAGTAGAAATTGTAACAGTTTCTAATAGTTTAGCCATCCTTAGATAGGAAGTACTTTCTTTTGTAGGTAATCCAACATATCCTCCGTGTGCAGGTTTTCTTCCCCGTGCAACACCTTTAACAATCGAAGTAGCAACCCCCGCAATCTTACTACTTCCTGCTTTCTGACGCTTTTTCTCTGAGGAAACTCCTGGAGAGTCAGGTTCCTTCCTAGTTCCATCACCAGTTAAAGGCTGGTTTGCTGCTATTTGTAATGTATTGCTATCTCCTCCCCCAGAGTCAGGAGTTTTTGGTTTACTTCCACCATTTCCTCCCGCACTGTGAGATGGTTTCCTGTCTTTTGCTGCTAATTCAGTAGCACCTTGGAAAGATGTCGCAAAAGCTTTTTGTTGTTCTGGGTTAAGACCTGTGCCCCTTTCTATTCTTCCTGGTCCTGGCGTAACAGTCGTAGGATTAACAGGTTCTGCATTCGTGGACCGTTGAAGCTTTGCTCGATTAGGATGTCTAGCTGCTCTCCTAGCATCCCTAGCCTCTGCCCTCTTAGCTTTCTGGGCTGCGGCGAAACCACCAGTCGCTTCTGGTGAAGCCGTACTTCTTTGTGCAGACAATCTACTACCACCCTTTGAACCATAAGGACCTTTGCTTCCTTCAGGACCACTAACTCTTCTCTTGACTGAGCTTTTTGTTGCTACCCTTCTCTTAGCAGCATCACTTGACGCTCTATTGATTAAACCAGAACGAAATTGGTCCATAAAACTTCCACCTTGGTTCGCTGACTGCCTACTTTTTCTTTGAAAATGTTTAGGAAGAGAGGAATCATCAAAATCTCTATTAGCAACATCCTGTAAGTTTACATGAGTACGACTTCTAGATGATGGTGCATTTGGTCTAACCATTGTATCTCCTGGTTCCGCAGTACCAGTTCTCCCAGGAACGGGTGCGGTCTTAGCCCCAGTAGAACGATCTGTAGTTCCTGGGTGCCCTGTGTCAACTAGACCTGGGTGCTGCGAGGGAAACTGGTGCCCCAAAGCAGACCGCACTCTAACCGATTTAGGTCTTAAAAATTTAGGGGTGATATAGCCTAAACCCCTAGCAATATTAGCAGCCTCATCAAGGTCATCTTCCATCAAAATTAACATTCTACCATAAACATCGTTTGTCATATTTTCATTCCTTTCTCTTCTTGCGTCACCAACATGATGACTTTCCGATCCCCCACCTAAACCTTGTACTATTCCCCGATAAATTGTTTCTGCCGCTCTCTTTGTTTTATATAGAGGTTCTCCACGAAGAGTTCCTTGTTTCGTTGCTTCTTTTTTTCTTTTTGCTCTTATTTTCGCAGCCTTATGTTGAGCTACCTTTACTAATAAATTTTCTTTATCGGCAGCAGACATAGGTTTTTTACCAACTAATTTTTTAGCTCCCTCTGGATCTGCTTTAGCCGCTACTTTCATACCTCTCATGGGAGTGTCTGCTTCTTTATCTTTAGCTTTATCTGCGGCAGTTAAGGGTCTTTGATCTGGGCCTTCTTCGGGTGTTGGAGCGGGTCCTGCGCCTCCATAGACGGCATCTTCTGCGGCACCCGTCTTACCCCCAGGGTCGTCAGGCTGAGGAGCAGGAGTTGTTTTAACAGCACCCTTCTTTTTCTTCTTCTTATTTTCTCCCAATAAATCAAATGTTCTATAGTAGATATCGTTCGTAGTATCCTCATGAAATCCGTGATGCTTTTTCATAGTCTCTGCAAAAGCTTTTCTTCTAGGAGTGCAAGTAGCTTTGGTCATAGGAGTACAATACCCTTCATGTTCGGGGTTTACCGCACCCTGAAGCCAGTTCTTCTTTTTCCGCTCATTTACGGTAGCCGCTTTTTTCTTATCTCTCTTGTATTGAGCAATCCCTCTAGGGCTATAAGAATAATGTTTGTTTCCTAATCTTGGCATAAATTACTCCGTAGCTTCCATACCTTCTAAATCCACAATCCAACTAATCCCTTTCGCAATCCCAATTCCAGCACCAGCAACAAGTCCAAGCAAAACTACAAGCTCTGCTAAACTCATCTTATAAACTGAAAATGGTGTTCTAAACCTGTCCTTGAAAAATATTGACCATATTGGATTCATAATTAATTTCCTTTTTTAAATAAGCTTCTCACTCTACTAGTTGCCCTTTTAACTCCTGCCATAGCTCTACTAGAAGCTCTTGCGGGGCCTGGGAATGTTCCCGCTTTAAGTTGTTTGGTTGGACGACCACTTAAAGTAGTTGTCCCAAAAGGACGAGGTGCCTGTGTTGTGCCAAAACTTAAAGTAGAAGCACCTACTCTTCTTTCTGAGGGTGGAGCTAATCCCCCGTGAGGATCGGGTGCGGCTGTACCCGATTTATACTCTCTAGATCCAGCCAAATCGGCTCGTCTCCCCTGCGCCGCTATAGTAGCCTGTCTCCGAGCCCCCCATCTTCCTCCAGGGTGGCTACTAGTTTTAGGGAATACACGGGTTCTTCCTGAATTATCTCTTTGCGTTGAAGCCGCTCCTCCCTCCGCTCTCGAAACAGCCCTCCTAACAGATTTGTGTCCAGTACCAGCCATCTTAGATGGAGGATAAAAAGTATTTTTCTCCTCTCCTGAAGTCAACCCAACACCAGACTTCTCTGCTGCCTGAACTTCAGCAGAACTTAATCTAGCAGTTCCAGCCTTGATCTCACCACTTCTCACATCATCTCTAGCAGAACTAGAAGCTTTTCTATGTCTTAATTTTGCGGCTGCCCCAGGAACCCCAGCCTCTACTCTAGCCTGTAATGCCCTCTGACTAGCCTCCCCTAAAAACTCCCTTCCTTCTTGGGTTACATAATATGTCATTTCTTACTCCCTAAAAGTTCCTCTTCTTTCCCTTGTCCATTTTCCACGATTCCCTTTAAAATCGTACTCAGATTCGTCACGACCAGTGTGATTAAGCCCGCCACGACCGCTATGCTTTCTGAGGGAATGAATTTAATACTACCTATGAACGCAAGTACGAGAATTAATAAGTATAGCCCCGCAAATTTTGCGAGATGCTTAGAAGCAGTTTCCTTGGCACTTTCTTTAATTAACAATTCTCTAAACTTAGCATCCGATTCCGCATGCATCTTATCTACTTCAACTCTACCTTCAGCCTCTTTCAGCCTTAAAGCAGAATTAACATCAATATAACCTTTTCCATCAACCATTGGAGATTGTGCCATAATATACCTCTAATATATTTAGATCACATCTCAATATCTTTTCGTATTTTTTTATTCTTACTAGCTTTTCAGTGCTTCTATATACTATAGAAAAGGAATTTATTATGCCCGAACTTCCCCCACCATCCCAACCTACAAACCATGCAGTTCAAGGAGGCACATGGGCCTCTGGACCAGGAAACACTCAAACTAGCGGAACACCCGCTGATTTCGCTCAATATACCCAATGGGCTACTTTTGAGTACACTAGAAATTCGAATGCTACTACCTACTCAAATCCTAGTGAGTACAGATCCCTATCTTTTCTTAGCTCAACAGAATATGCTCCTGTAAATAATACAGAGTTACATTTTAAGATAACTGTTCATAATTCATGTAAAATCATTAAATCTCACTATACTTTAAGTGCCTCCCTCCAAATGCAAAAGTTTACGGTAATGGCTAATAAGTATGATAAAGTGGGATACACTTATGGAGAAGTTAGTGGAGCGAGTAATCAATATGTATTTGGGCCTCAAGGTAGTATAGTGACTACCCAACCCTATATAAGAAGAGATGTTAAAACTGCTGCTGATGTTCCATATTCCTTTACTCAAGTAGGTTCTTCTCACTCTCTCCAGACAAGTGGGGATTATCAGGTCCCATGCTCCAACCCTACATGGGGACAGTGTGATCTTATTGGACAAGATTATGGCACCTACTTACTCCCGTACTTGTATGGGGATTTGGGAGTAGGTAGTAAATTTCCATATGCAAGAAGGCTTGCAGGGGATACCTTTTCGATGTATGGGGGTGGGTACAACACTTCTTCAGAGCCTGGATTTGGGGATAATGCCGCTGGAATGACTTGGCTGCAAACCTTTATTGAAACTAACTGTGGGCTTCTTGATAACCCTTGGGGCAGTCAAAGGTTTGGAACCCCAGTTCCAACAGTGTCAGATGGGTACTGGACTATACAAGACGGAGATAGGCTTGCAATAAATCCTTATTATAATACTGCCCTCCACGATTATAATTAAGAATTAATCTAATGTATACAAAAAAAGCTCAGACTTAAACATCTGAGCTTTTTTTATTGGGTATTATTGAGTTTTAGCCCATAGAATCCTTGAAGTCTTGTTCCTGATCCCTCTCCTTTTGGCTTTTGGGGCTGAGCTTGAACGGCTTGGCGTATGCACTCCGTAGAGCCGCTCGATGATAAGCTTGGGGGTTACCCGCAATAGTATCAGCATCTCTTTCTAATGCACCCAGAGGATATTCTCTAGCTGGTCTTCTTGTTCTTGTTTTTTTTGATGCTGCCCTAAATTTATCTGATTGTTCCTTTCTCTGCCCAGCAAGGTGCCCTTGTGTATACGAAGCTACTCCATGCGGCCCTAACTTCTGTAAAGAGTCTGCTGTTTGGTGTTCTGGGGCCTCAGGTGCCAACCAATCCACCTCTCCGCGCCCTCTAGCCACTTCCGCATGATGTACAGCCTTGGCTGCTGCCGTTGTCGCCTTTGCTTCAGCTTTATCTGCTGCTCTCTTATAAAGCTCTTTACTTAATTCATTTAAGAACCCCCTCCCTGCTTGTGTAATGTAGTATTTCATAGTTATTTTCTCTTCGATTTTGTTTTCATCAAATGTGAAAGGGCCGCAGCATGGAGCCGTAAATGATCTTCTGTTTTGCCCCTGCCCCCAGGGTTAAAATATGTCTTAGTTTTGTATCTCTTATTTCTCCTTAACTGACTTTTTAAGGCTCTGCGTCTGTCTGCATTAGAAATTACTGCAAACTCAGCCCCCTCTCCCCCCGTTAACTTACTAGCGGTATGCCTAGTTCTTCCTGCATGCTGAGTCAGTCTTCCTGTGCCTATATGTCTAGTAGCTATTGCGGGAGGGGTGTCTCCTCTATCTACTGCCGCACCCAAGTTTATAACCGCTTTCTTTCCTTCCCCTTCTTTGCCTAAAGGTCTCCTTTGCACATCCCTATGAAAAGAAAGGTCTTCAATCGACCCAACTCCTGGGTGTCTTGCGTGTAAAGGTCCAGGGCTGTCCGATATTCCTGGTCCTGGTCTCACCCCCGCTTTTGCTGCTTTTCGAGGAGTGGTAGACCAACCTCTCCCCTGTAACCCTTTATGTTCTGTTGGAGACAAACGAGGGGTTCCTGCTGCTTCTGCCCTTCTAATCGCTTTTTTAGCCCCGCGCAATGTCCAATTAACTCCTCTATCTCCCGACACAAGTTCTTCAGCCTCGCGCCCTAATTCTTTTCTAGTAAGTCTTCTTGCTTCTATAAGGATGTTAAAAAGTCTTCGGTACTCGTTCATAGTTATTTCCTATCTATATTTCCCAACACTCTCCTTTGAGCCGCAGTTAGGGGTACTTGTCCTTTTGGAAGTTTTTCTTTTCTAGGTTGAAGAACTGGTTGGGATTTTGTTCCAGTAGGTTCATTTGCTCTTTTCGCAGCTTCTAAATGGTCAGTCTTAGGGGTAAATTTTTCATCCTCTCTCATTAAATCTAAACCTTGTTGTGTGATGTAGTATTGGGTATGTTCTAAATTTTGCATATGTCTTAGGCTTGTAGCACCCCCATATGTTTTACCCCGCATGGTATAAGGTGCATCGGGTCTTACTCTAACACCCTTTCCAGCATATTTCGGCTTTCTTCCACCAGTGCTAGGAGTTCCCTGTCTAGTACTAGTTCTTACTATACCTCTAGCGAATTCATTAGCTTGTTGTTTTTGAATACTTTCAGGGTTAGAACGACCAGTTCCTTGACGCTTAAAACTTCCATCTGGCTGACGGACCATATCCATTTCTACGCCACCCTGTCTACTTGGCCTAGCTTCACCCCTAGTATCGTCTGTTTGCCTTCCTTGTCTAGCAGCAGGTTTGTCTGCCCTATTTTGTGCTTCGTGTTCATTCTCAATTCTATCTAAAGTACTGTGTACCAAATCTGGGTCATGAGCCTGTCCATGCTTATTATAAGTTACACCAGCATCCTTAAGTTCTCTATTTTGTGCAAGACGATGTTTTTCTCTAGCAGTTGAGGCTAATGTAGCATAATGAGCCGCTCTTTTAGTATGATCCGTGCTTGTATCACCACCTTGACGAGCGAGTTCAGTATGTTTTTTGGACATATGTTCAGCCGCATGAGCCGCACTTCTTAACGAGGGGGAACTTTGAGCTTCTTTAAGAAGATCTAACCATCTTTGTGTTATTGCATAATACTTCATGTAATTATAT